CGTGGATCTTTTATCTCTGATGAGAACAAGAACTAAGAGTGTTGTTTTGAAATCGTTGAGCCGCTCACTGACAAATAGGTTTACCTATAATGTCTACTGTGATGGCTCGACTTCCTCACCCGGCGACGTCGGACCGTTTAGTTTCAACATCCCAACCTCCACTTTGGAGGAACGGATGACGGACGAAACAGGTCCTAATGCTCCACATAAAGTGGTGCATCGTCGCTTCAAAGTGCAGACGTGCGAAGACAGTTTTTATACTGCTAACACGAATGCTTCAGCGCCCTACGGCAAGACTGTGAACGATGCAGCGCAAGCTGCTACCGGACCATATTCTGCCAGGATTATATTCAATGACTACTTGTCATGGAATGTTTCCAGTGATAGTGCGCTTCCTTATGGATGGACAACACTAGGTTTGACATCGGGACAAGAGAGCGTTCTTAAAGAGAACGTGATAGAGAAGAGCAAAGGTCTTAAGGCCGATGTTCTTCTCAATCTTGTCGAGGCAAATCAGATTTGGCCGTCTGTGACGTCCCTCACCTCGAAGTTGATTTTTAATCAACACCGTTTAATTACGGCTGGTGCGGTGCGGCGCTTCCGCCATCTCGCGAAAACGGCTTCCGGTGCCTTCCTTGCTTGGAAGTTTGGGTTAAAACCCATTCTTTCAGACATAGAGGCCATCCACCGTTATTTGCCTAAACTGCAATCGGATGTCAAACGTCACGCAGACGGGGACAAGATACGGTATTCCTCTGTAGGAAGACCTGTCTGGACCTTCGTTGCTACCGGTTCACAAGGTTCCCTCAATGGGCACGTTGTGGATATTAGGCAGCCTCACGGAAAGCTTAACAGCGATCCGGAAGTGCGTTACGTCTTAGTAGTAAAACCAACAGTCAAGTACGGTACTACCTTCTTTCAGAAGGCAGATGCGTTCATGACTCGGTTCGCGACGTCACCTGCTAGTTTGCTATGGGAGAAAATTCCATTTTCTTTCGTCGTTGACTGGTTTGTTGATCTTCGCGGTGTGCTGCGTGCTGTTGATAACTCCGTTGGGTTTGCACCCTACGAGGTTGTCAGCTTTACGCGGTCGCATAGCTACCATCTAGAGTCTAGCCTTACATGGGAAAATCGAAATTCCTGTGATGGGGCTTCGCTCTGGAAGGTTACTTGTGGGACAGCGGAACATAAGCACTACGAGAGGATTCCTGTCTCGATGGGCCCCAGTGGGCCTACTCTGAGACCACGTTTCGGAAAAAGTCAGGCCGGCATCTCTGCCGCTCTGATAACGCAATATCTTTCAAAATTGCGTTCGTAACGTGCCCTCTGAACATAGATAGTTGAGTAAAGGACATATGCCCAATACAAAACAGTCGAATGTAACGTCAATCAGCCTGCCGAGCTTCTTTATTATAAAGGAGTTTTGCAGAACTGATCTTACTGATGATCAGCTGGAATTGATTGGAGGTCTTTTGGACTTCTTAATCAGCACACAGTTGAGCAAACAGGAGCGCGAGCGTATTATTCGGATTCTTTTGTCGAAAGACATCGGAACCCCAAAAAGTGCGTCCGCGCTTGGAACTGCGGGACTCATTCTCTTGAATAAAGAGCGTGAGTATCGTTCGTTCCTTGCTACGACGTTACCCCCCAAAAAGGCGAAACTCCGACGTAAGTCAGATATTGCTTAATGGGCTGGTTCAGTATCAACTAAAACGTTAGAAAATATAAAATACCATGGATGCCGATCTGACATTCAACAGCGTTGTGTTCAAGAAAGCTTGGGACGATCCCGATAAGGGAAGTCTTAGGCAATCTATCGCACGGGGAATCAATACCCCGGACAAACTGATCGTCAAAAACCAGGATTACGTCGATTCTGCCACTGGTGTGGCAGGAAAGCGTTATACTGGTCGAGTCGATCGTGTCGATATCGACGCGAATGTAAAGGAGATTATATCTTCTTTATATTTCGTTGTCGCCGTGCCCAAAACAGTCACCCAAGCGCAGCTCGATGTTGTCGTAGCTACGTTTAAGGCGGTTGTTGCGGACGCGAACTTCGTCTCCAACGTGTTGGCAGGACAGCTCTGAGGTATCTGACCTCCAGCTTCCTGTAACAAGAATAGACTGGCTTACATGGTACTCCTAGTATGCATGCTTTAGAACACACATACGTTAGCCTGCTAGCAGATGTCGCTCGCTCATCAGGATTCTCTGAAATACGAGGATCTTATGAAGGGCTGCAATGGTGCCTAAACGAGGCTCCTAAGCTAGAGAAGTTAGTGCTGGGTTCGATAGAGACCGGGTGTGAACTCGATCTCTTAGCGTTTCCGGCATGGTTGAGGAGACTAGCAACGGCATCACTTAGTGATGCCTACAAATTGCGAAATCTTCGACAACTTCTTCTGTTCTGCTATAAAGCCACAGTTACACATGACAACGAGACGACCGAGAAAACGTTTCAAGGTTTCCTTGACACTAATCTTGCTGTTCGCAATTTCGGATCCTCCCTCGCGGGAAGCTCTCCGACGTTGCTTGACAGCGCTCGCCGACATTGTCAGTCAGTTCTATGCCGTTTCCGAGGAGAGGCTATTAAGCCTTCCCACGGGCCCGGCGCGGTTACCACCTCAAAAGAGAGGTGGGAACACATCTACTCTACAATAGAGCAGGTGTATCCGTACAGCGATTGGTTCTCGTTAAGTTATAACGAGGAACAACTTGCTGGATGGGATGCCGCTGACCATAGGGATACTATTCAGGCTAAGCTTATTGCTGTCCCTAAGGACAGTCGTGGGCCTCGTCTGATATGTGTCCATCCCTCTGAGTCCATTTGGATTCAACAGGGGGTTCGACGTGAGCTTGAGCGAGCTATCTCGCTCAATAGATCGAGCTGGGGACCATGGCCGCGAGGCCATGTCCAGTTCGATGATCAGTCCATCAATGGAAGGATTGCTCTCCTTAGTAGCAAGTCGAGGCGTTATGCCACGCTTGATATGAAAGAGGCTTCCGACCGGATATCCGAACCACTTGTACAGATCCTCTTTGGGAGGAAGTACAAGTACTTCGGTTGTTGTCGTGCTCAGGAGTTTGTCATACCTAAGATCGCTGGTTATACCAACGTTCGAGGGCAGATAAACAGCTACGCTCCGATGGGGAACGCAACTACGTTTCCTGTCCAGAGTTTAGTCTTCTGGAGCATATGTGTTGCTGCATTGCAGCGCCATGGGTTTCATCAACCCGGTGCTGTATTTGTGTTCGGTGATGACATCATTGTACCCTCCGAGGTTGCTCAGGTCGTCATAGACGGCTTGGAGAGCTTCGGATTGCTCGTCAATAGGACTAAATCCTTTTGGCGAGGGGCCTTCCGCGAATCGTGTGGCGTCGATGCTTTTAATGGCGTTGACGTCACTCCAGTTCGTTGGAAGACTACGATTGATGCCGAACACCCAACGGGATTGCAGTCTCTCTCAGACATCGCCATGCGTTTACGCATGTCGGGATATGAGGAAGCTGCAATCACTACCTATGCCATACTGCGTGATAGGCTCTACTCTCGCTATAGAAAGCAGTTGTTCTTAACGAACAACAGCCTCCATGGTGGGATTGCGGAGTTTACCACGAATGAAGCCTCTGTTTGGCGTGACGCCTTTTGGCATCACGGCTTGCAGTGGTTTCATAGTCCAGTCTGGCGCCTCGAGACTTTTGAGCGTAAGCTCAAAAGTAGTAATTGGAATTACGTACTCGAGTCTCTTTGTCAATTAGACATTGAGGGTAGTGGCTCAATCCCGCCGCGAGTCGCCTCTCGACGACTCTGGCTTGATCGAGGGTGGATCAGAGTGGCCTAACAAGACCTCTCTGTGGGTGGACGACCCCCCTTGGGGTTGTCTACTGGGTTGGTAGGCCCGATGAGGGCCTACCAAGTTCGGAGGCACTTAGCCTCCCTTCATGGAACTCGCCGCAGGCGC